CGACCTGCTCTACGCTTCACTGGGCGACGACGTGCAATCTTGCGGGGCATTATCTATAGTATAGAACAAGATTTTATTTATTCGGCGTCGGAGGGCTGGAGTCAGCCCTTTTTCATACCATTGAGATGGTGGTTTGTTTGAAGTAATTATAACAGTCTCCCATTGTGCCCACACAAATCCGTTTTTAACTTCAGCGTGGTAGGGATATCTGTCCAGAACGTTTAAGAGTTCTGAGTAAGGTAAATAACCATAGTAATCGTCTAACAAGACGCTGGTCTGACCGGTATAACCGTCCCACCATTTACCTGGAGGTTTTGAGAATAGATTTGGATAGTTGTCGTATGCATACCGTGATTTTCCCGAGCCAGATTCCCCCCATAATACTATGACCTGGACGGGACGGTGCTTAGGTTTAAGCATCATACTTTTAAATGTAGTTAATGCCCTGATACAGGGGAGGAGCTGGGGCTGATTCTCAACCACATCCTCTATGGGTGTTCCACCTTTTATTTCTTCCACCGCTACGCACCAGTCGGTGCGTTCTCCTTGCCGGGGTAATTCGCCAAATTCTTCCCATTGGGGATTGGCTGCCGGGTCTTTAGAGTCTGGTTTTTTACAGTAAGTTTGGTTGTGCTTAGCTGTCCCTCGTGTCGGGAGCACTAAATGGATTTTCTTCTCAAAGAAGGCACAAAACTTATCCAACGAACGGGGATTGTCCCACGCCGTGTAGCCCTGTAAATGCGGTGTTCCTGTAGTCGGGGCGATCTCATAGCCAAATACCATATACCTGCAATCTTTCGCAAGATGCCGTAGCACATCTATATGTGCAGTAGTATAATTATTCAAGGTCCAGCAGACGGATCGTGCCTTTCCTAACTTCTCATTGCCGGGGGCTGGAACAGAAGTTGCTGGAACGGAAGTCTCCATAGGGAAATTGTATACCTATGGAGCAGCTTTTATTTAAGCTGTTTTAACGCAATCTAATCTCTGGCAGCGGTGTCACGAACACCGACCCGCTGGCGCGTGTGCCCGGGATTATTTGCGCCATCATCGCTGCCCGATAGGCATCGATGCTCGTCCCTCACAGGCGCAAAATTTATTTATGCAGCTTTCTGTGTAGAGAACTCTAGATAACCTTGTTAAGGATATTGAGTAGGTTGCGTGTTCGCAACTACATTTGTATTCATCATGGAAGTAGCAGGGCTATCCAATGTGAAAGCCGTGGGAGCATTTGTTTTCAGGGCGCGAGGTCCCTTGAACTCCCACGTTACCTTCGTGATTAAATCACCAATCTGTTGGGATTGTCCTAATTCCTGGTCAATGCAATATGCAGCGCCATAATATTTAAGGGCGTAAGGATTAGAAGAAGGTTGGGTCAGGGTCTGACCTGTCTGCGCATTAGGAGGCAGTGGCGTATATCCATACGACTGTTGAGTGGGAAGCCACTTATTCATCAACGGAATACTATTGATAGCATTGAGAACGTTTATTCCTAAAGGTAAGCCGCCGCCTTCTGCGGGTTGATTCACCTCCATTTGAACGTGCTGTAGCAAGTTAGGTTTCCAAGAATATGTGAGTTTTTTATTAAACATTCTCGGAGAGATACCGCGCTCAATCATTTCGGCTTCAAACGGTATCATATTCTGGTTCGCAACTCTGTCAACTGTAAAATACATCTGAGGCATGCGACCAGGTCCCGCTGCTCCAACTGTAGCAAAGTTAGCATATGGGACAAATTGAAGTTCAATTTTTGCACAACGATAAAATTTATATGCGTGTGCTACTTCCTGAGCTCTCTGAAACTGCGAGAGGGAAGTGGTAAAAACCGCACCGAGCTCACCCTGGGCTCCTGTGGTTAAGTAGGATTCGGCACCTTCTACGACTTTAGCGTAATCGGTGGTGCGATTGGAAGCGCGAGCTTTACGAACTGCGCGGCGGGGCTTACGACCTGCTCTACGCTTCACTGGGCGACGACGTGCAATCTTGCGGGGCATTATCTATAGTATAGAACAAGATTTTATTTATTCGGCGTCGGAGGGCTGGAGTCAGCCCTTTTTCATACCAT